CTCGGTGTCTTACCAAAAGCATACCATTGGTTAGTTTTGACATGTTCAGCCAAAGGGTAGACGAATGAGGCGAACCGCAACTTATGGTCAGTGGGGACGGTCGAAATGTTGCGTGGGTAATTGACCTTCCCGTACGGTTCCGCCTTTTGAAACGACTTCACTACCATGTGTAGGTAGTGCGAAAAGGGTTTCGCACGTTCAGCCAAAGCTCTCTGCGTGGGCCGATTTTGCAGTGCCTCAACCTGACTCTCCGTCCAAGGTGCGAAAGTTCCTGCTTGATCATCTGGTATTAAAAATTGTAGGAACTCATTGCAGCATTTGTCGTAAAAGGCAGGTATTGGGGCGTTGGGGTTGCGCACAGCTTCGATTCTGCCTTGCACACAAGCGGTGTCATTGTTGTGAGATTTGGCAGGAGCGAATCCGCAAGCATAAATCGGTTGCATTATTTGGCGTAGTGAAGGTTTACCATCTTCAGTAACCAATGGGTGTAATGTTTGGTAGGTATGGTTGTCGAGTAAAGTTGACCGTGGCAGCGTGACAGTTTTCAAGACTGGATGTAGGAATTTAGGGTTCGTCTTGTACAGCTGTATGAACATTGCGGCCGTGACGTCGGCTTTGGGCACTTCATGTGACCGCATTATTCTCTCAACATCACTGATAGAAGGGTCCTTGGCTAAGGCGCAGCGTATCTGGCAGGTCAGCATCACGTCTTCAGGTAGTGTTATACACACTGGCTGAGAATCCAATGACACTGAAATGTCTACACACGTCTTACCTTCAAGGACTCGCTGAGTGCGTAAAATGTTGATGGTGCTGTAAGTCATCTGCTTGCGCGTAAGGCGATGGCCAGGTAAATCCCAGGCGAGCGGTCCGTAAACTTTAACGCTTGGGTTCAAAAACACTATCCGGCGTGTGGGATCGTCAGGCACGATGAATTGTTCCACGAGGTAGATACTGGAGCCCCACCATGAATCAACAGTCAGTGTGTCACTGTTGTAGTCCCAGAGTGGGTGCTCGAAGTAAGCGCCTCCGTTGTATTGTACGCAGACCTTGTCTTCACTGACCTTGTAAGAACCATCAGGTATCTTACCACAGGTTTCTAACGGAACGAAAGTGTAGATGAAGGTTGGACGAAAGTCGCGCAGCAAGGCTGGCATGTCCACATAGTAATCAACGTCAACCAGTTTGTTGGCATGTCGGTTAGTCAACGGATTACCTGTAACTGGAGCCTCGATGGTCAAATCCTTCGTCCAATGTATAGGCCTGTTGTAATCGTTGCCGCTTCGCACATCACGATTGGAGCAAGACCAGCTGTAAGGTTGCAGACCGATGGAAGCAATCGCTTCATCAATCCACTTGTTACAGCTACTTCGGTCACAAGCTGCTGTGGGGTGAGTGTGTTGCTCAGGGATTTTGATCTTAGCATACACCACACGGCGTACAGTGTCTCTATAATCAGCCATAATTGGTGATGAACACCAGCGGAGCACCTTGCTGTAAACTGTTCTTTTGTTAATTAGACAGCTGGTCAACCCGAGAGTGCCACGAATTAAAACTCGCGAACAACCTTTATGGTATTTGAGCACTACTACTACTGCTATGGCACACAGCGTTTTGCTGAGAAGGCCACGAGTAATAATGAATGGTCTTACAAAACAAACAGTTGGCATTTCAAC